ATGACCGAAACGCCTTTCTGGCAGCGTAAAACCCTGGATGAGATGAGCGACGCCGAGTGGGAATCGCTCTGCGACGGGTGCGGTCAGTGCTGCTTGCATAAGCTGATGGATGAAGACACCGACGAAATTTATTTCACCAACGTCGCCTGCCGTCAGCTGAATATCAAAACCTGTCAGTGCCGTAATTATGAACGGCGCTTCGAGTATGAGCCGGACTGCATCAAGCTGACGCGTGAAAACCTGCCAACTTTCGAGTGGCTACCGCCGACCTGCGCGTATCGGCTGCTGGCCGAAGGGAAAAACCTGCCGCTGTGGCATCCGCTGCGCACCGGCTCAAAAGCCGCGATGCACGCCGAGCGTATTTCGGTGCGTCATATTGCCGTTAAAGAATCCGAAGTGCGCGACTGGCAAGACCATATTTTAAACAAACCGGATTGGGCAGATTGAGGCGTTGATATGAAAGGGATTTGTTACTTCTGATTTACTGCCTGGGGCATCTGTGGGGCATTTCCTCCAAAATTAGCGTTCAGTATGCTCATTTGATCCACATTGTTATCGTTCATCCATTTCCCGTAAACGCTGTAAACCATCTGCGCTGAATTGTGACCCATCTGAGATGCTATGAAGTTAGGGTTGGCCCCGGCACTTAATGCCCAGCAAGCGTATGTGTGTCGAGACTCATACGCCTTCCTGTGCTTAATTTTCGCGCGCTTCAAAATTTCATTCCAGGTGGCACCGAAAGAGCCAGGTGCATACCAGTCACCACCTTTCCCGTTTCTTGCCGTTAGCCGCGGCACAAATACGAATGTGCATAAGTCCATCCGTGTCCTGCCAAATTCCCTCAAATTAACTTCTATGTGGTGCTGTTTGCCCATCCTTGTGTATGCCATTTGGCTTTTTAGAGCCTCTATCGCCGGGAGAGTCAGGTTTATCACCCTATTGCCTGACTCCGTTTTAGGCGGCGTGAAGTGATCCTTAATTGCCATATTCCTCGACACCGTTATTGTCCAGTTGACCATGTCGATATCTTCCCAGGCTAGGGCGCATATTTCTCCGTGCCGCATGCCGGTATTGATTGCCAGAATCCACAGGTTCTTTATTTGCTCGGAAGGGCAAGCCATCAGTAGACGCTCATACTCATCCTTCGTAAGTGGCTCCGGTTCGGACCTGCTCTTTCTGAGCGGATCAATACCTGTCATTGGCGATTTATCTATGTATCCATTAAGCTCAGCGAACCTCATCATGCTGCCCATCGTTGACATATAGACGTTTACAGTCCTCACTGTTCTTCCCTTTTTGGAAAGGCGTGACTTTTGGTGGTTGCTGACAATTTGGTTTCCTGTAAGCAACTCCTTTCTTAGTCTAAGCATGTCCTCATTATTAAGGCTGGAAACAGTACGTGATGCCCCAAGAATATCTGTAGCGATGGTTATGTATGATACGTATCTAAGATGAGCATTTTTTGTTATCTCCATTTTCTTAAGTTCCAGCCATCGCGCAGCAAGCTCGCCCAGCGTCACACCCTGTCTCACAAACCCGAATCGCTTTAAATTCGGCGACGACGGGAAGCGGGAAGCATAGTTAAACGTGCCGGTTTTTATCTCATAGCCTATTGAGGTTCTTAGCTCACCTGCCATCTTCCTGTTTTTCGGTGTATCGGGAACGCCGAGGTTTTCCCTTACCCTGGCTCCCTTGTAGATGAACCATATCCGCAGTGTTCCGCCGTGATTCTCCACTCCTGTTGGATACTTGGTCATAACGATTTGTAGTGGTCAACTAAAACTGGCCACCGATTTAGAGCTTTTCCAGTATCGGTTTTCCGATGTTATAGTCATGCGGCCTTAGCGAGCTGTAATAGCCGACGATATAGTCTGTGATCGCATGAGCAGCTTCGCTAAAGTTTATATAACCTGTCACTGGCACCCACTCGTTTTTCAGACTTCTGAAGAAGCGTTCCATTGGGCTGTTGTCCCAACAGTTTCCACGTCGGCTCATACTCTGCCTGATCCGGCAACGCCACAGTAACTGTCGGAACTGCCTGCTTGTATAGTGACTACCCTGGTCACTGTGGAACATCACTCCGGCTGGTTTACCGCGAGCTTCCCACGCCATTTCCAGCGCTTTCATGGTCAGCTTGCTGTCCGGCGAGAATGACATTGCCCAGCCCACCGGTTTCCTTGCGAACAGATCGAGAACCACAGCGAGGTAAGCCCAACGCTTGCCTGTCCAGATATACGTCACATCGCCGCACCACACCTGGTTAGGTTCTGTCACTGCGAACTGTCGCTCAAGGCGATTCGGGATAACGATGTGCTCATGACCACCACGTTTATACCGGTGGGTAGGCTGCTGACAACTCACCAGCCCCAGTTCTTTCATGAGCCTGCCGGCAAGCCAGCGTCCCATTCTGAAGCCTCTCAGGGTTGCCATAATCGCGATACTTCTTGCGCCAGCAGAGCCATGGCTGATGTTATGCAGCTCCAGAACCTGACTACGTAACACAGCTCGCCTGCCGTCTGGCTTTTCGGGGCTTTTTTCCCAGTATTTGTAGCTGCTGCGATGAACCCCGAACACGTGGCAGAGTGTGACCACAGGATACTGCGCTCTGAGTTTCCCGATTAACGAGAACTGTTCAGGGAGTCTGACATCAAGAGCGCGGTAGCCTTTTTTAATATGTCGTTTTCCATTTCAATGCGTTGTAGCTTTTTCTTCAGCTCACGTATTTCAATCTGTTCTGGGGTTACAGGGGAGGCTTTAGATATTTTGCCCTGTCGTTCATCCCGCAACTGCTTTACCCATCGCGTCATGGTAGAAAGGCCCACATCCATAGCACTGGCCGCAGCTGCAACGGTGTAGTTCTGATCAAGGACCAGTTGAGCGGATTCGCGTTTAAACTCTGCGCTGAAATTTCTTTTTTTCATTGAGGCACCTGTATTGTTCTGAGGTGAGCATATCACCTCTGTTCAGGTGGCCAAATTCAGTAAACCACTACAAACCTTATTTTCTTCGTTTTCGAAGACCCCATGGTCTTTCATGACACCTAACAATGTTTCAGTAGACATAAATCCTCCATTAAAGGGACAGCATGGCACTCACCGACAAACAAGAAATGTTCTGTCGCGAGTACCTCATCGATTTAAACGCCACGCAAGCGGCTATTCGGGCGGGGTACAGCGCTAATACAGCTAACCGCACCGCATCAGAAAACATGTCAAAACCTGACATCCAATCCAGAATTGCTGAACTTAAAGCGCAGCGCAATGATCTGGTTGGCATAAATGCGACATACGTTCTAAATCGCCTCGTCGAAATAGATCAGATGGACGTTGCGGACATTCTCCTGGCTAACGGGGAAATCAAGCCGATTAAGGACTGGCCGAAGGTATGGCGAACAACACTTTCGGGAATTGACGTCATCGAGATGGCCGCCGCCGATAGTGCTGCCTTACTGAAGAAGATTAAATGGCCGGACAAGGTCAAGAACCTCGAGCTTCTCGGCAAACACATTAGCGTGATGGCATTCAAAGAGCAGGCGGCACACGAGCATACCGGCAAGAACGGCGGCCCGATTGAAGTGGCCGCACTAACGAAAGATGAATACAAAGCTGCCCGGCGGGAGATGTTGGAGGATGACGACTGCTGAGCAAAAGAACTATGCGCGCCGGATAGAATGCGAAGAGGACGGTCTCTACTTTGCCCGCTACTTCTTCAAGCAGCGTACTGGCGGCAAGATGATAGTGGCACCTCATCACAAGTGTATTCAGCAAACGCTGGACAGAGTGATAGACGGCGAGATTAATCGGCTGATCATAAACGTTCCACCTGGCTACACGAAAACAGAACTGGCAACCATCAACATGATGGGTCGTGGCCTGTCACTGAATAAACGCGCCCGATTCATGCACCTGTCCTACTCGCACAACCTCGCACTTCTGAACTCATCCACTGCACGCAGCATGATTAAGTCGCAAGCCTACCAGGCAATGTGGCCTATGGAGCTGCGCGACGATGCTGACAGTAAGGCGATGTGGTGGACGGAGTATGGCGGCGGTGTTTATGCCTCATCGTCAGCAGGACAGGTAACCGGCTTCCGTGCCGGGCATATGGAACCTGGCTGGCAGGGCGCGCTGATTATTGATGACCCCGTTAAGCCTGATGACGCCTATTCCGAAACGGTTCGTGACGGCGTAAACAGCCGATTCAACGAGACGATTAAATCACGCCTGGCTATCGAAACCACGCCGATGATAGTCATCATGCAGCGCATCCACTATCACGACCTGAGCGGGTATCTGTTGCGAGGTGGGAGTGGTGAGATGTGGCACCACCTGAACCTGCCGGTAATTATCGACAACAGCCGCTCTTACCAAGAGCAGTACCCGGACAACAGTCACGCCATACCGATTGAGCACGGTTTGCCTGATGGCTGGCTCTGGCCGTTCAAACACAACGAGAGCCATCGCACAGCGCTGTTTTCTCATCGCCGGACGGCAGAGGCTCAGTACATGCAGAACCCTCGCAGGTTCAACGCAGAAGGCGCGCTGTGGACCGAGCAGATGATTGCAGCGGCTCGCGCCCTGAACATCACCGAGCAGCTATCCAGAACGGTTATCGCTATCGACCCGCAGGCAACAAACAGCGAAGAGAGCGATGAGACGGGGATTGTGGCCGCAAGCTCATACGGCGCAGGTGATAAGCGACAGTATTCAGCCGACGGCGACTACAGCGGAAAATATTCCCCTAACGGTTGGGCGACACGCGCAATGGACGCTTACAAACAGCATGACGCCGATGCGATCGTTATTGAAACCAACCAGGGCGGCGACATGGCAGAGGACACGCTCCGCAATGCCGGTTTCAAAGACCGGATTATCCGCGTCCATGCGAGCAAGGGTAAGTTCGCGCGAGCAGAGCCAATATCAGCGCTGTATGCGCAGGGCCGCGTAGCCCATCGGGGCAATCTCTATCAACTGGAAAACCAGCAGATGGAGTACGTGCCAACCACCTCTAAAAAGTCACCCGATCGCCTCGATGCGCTTGTATGGGCGATGACCGAATTAAGCGGCCAGTCTAAGGGCGCAATCTTCTTCTAAGGAGTTCATCAGTGAGTGAACAACAAAGCGAGGTTTCATTCCTCGTGAACGCCCTTGCTGATGCGATAGGGCGGCAACGAATGCTGTACGCCAATGGACAGAACGGCAACACCAAGCGCACCAAGTTGTGGGATGAGTTCGGATATCCGAGCGAGGTAGGTTTCGACCAGTACTATCGGGCTTATGAGCGCAATGCTGTTGCTCATGCGGCGGTGCATAAGCTTCTCGACTCGTGCTGGGTGGACAACCCGACCATCATCGACGGCGAAGAGAAGGATGAATCTGGCGAGACAACCGAATTGGAGCGAACGGTTCAGAAGCTTCTCAAGCGCCACTGGGCGAAGCTGAAAGACGCCGACCGCCGCAACCTCGTTGCGCGCTATTCGGCTCTGTTAATTCAGGTTAAGGATGGCCGCGAATGGAAAGACCCGATCAACGCCGACTACATCAGGTCTCTCGGCACCGAGCGCCTGAAGGCAGTGGTTAAGCTTATCCCGGCATGGGAAGCGCAGATTAAACCAGGCAATTTCGACACAGATACAATGTCGGAAACCTACGGCCAGCCTGTGATGTACAACTTCAACGAGCAGCCAGTCGGCGATGACGGAACATATGGGCCCGTGCGCAGTGTTCAGGTTCACCCGAGCCGCGTCATCATTCTCTGTGAAGGCGCAGAAGACGAGAATATGCTCTCCGGCATCCCGCTGTTGCGAGCCGGGTACAACAAGCTCCTCGATATTGAGAAAACGTCCGGTGGTAGCGCCGAGGGCTTTCTGAAGAACGCCAGTCGCCAGCTTGGGATTGCGTTTGACAAAGATACTGACATGCAAAACCTTCAAGCGCAGGCAGAGAAGGCAGGTTTCAAAGACCTCGGCGAAGCGTTGAATGACAAGATTTCCAGGATGAACCGCGGTACAGATTCGGCACTGGTCATGCAGGCTGGCGCGCCGTCGGTGCTGTCAGTCACAGCCGCTGACCCGACTCCTACATGGACAGTAGCAGCTAACGAGTTTGCCGCGACGATTCAGTGTCCGTTCACCATTCTCTTTGGTCAGCAGACCGGGCGTCTTGCCTCGGATGAGGACAAAACTGATTGGGCGAAGCGTTGCAATGGTCGCCGATGGGGTTTCATGTCTGACTTCATCACCCGCGTCATTGAGCGCTTCTGGCAGATTGGCGTCATCGACCCGCCGAAGTCTGGCGAGGTAACGCTCGCATGGTCTGACCTACTCGCGCCGAGTGAGAAAGAGAAGATCGCAAATATGCAGGCGATGGCAACTGTGGCCAAAGACACTCAGCAGGCATACGGCACTCCAGCAATTACTGAGAATGAAATCCGTGCTGTCGGTGAGCTTGAGCCAATCAGTGAACCAGAGGAGCCTGCCGGCACCGCGACTACAGACCCGCTGACAGGTGAGCCAATTGAACAACCGACAACGACCGGGCAGCCCGATAATTCCGCGCAATAAAGCCGACCCCACGCAGTCCTACCGACCGGTTAACCGGATGTTCCGGGATATCGAGAATCGCTATTACCAGATAAAGCTTGAGCTGAAGCAGTTGCTTGATGCGTATCTGGTTGGCAGGGAGCGCAGTGGTAATTCACTGTACGGATACATTCTGGCGAGAGAAGGCAGTAAGCCGGACACGCTCTACCAGGTGAATGCTGGCACCTTCATCTATGACATGTCGCCACAGCAACTGTCTGACCTGCTGCTACGCATAGAAACGATTCTGGACGATTATCTTCTCGAAGGTGGGAGTAACAACCTCTGGGCGCTTCAGTACGTTTCTGATGAGTATCAGCGCGGTACATTGCAGGCATTCACGAATCTGTCAGCGCAGTCGGTAATCTATGAGCAGTCCACGACGCTCCAGCAGTTGCTAAGCAGTCCGGCGTATCAAAACCAGGTGGCAGCGGCTTACATCTCTACCTACAGCTAGTGGAGAGGAATAACTGATGCCGCCCGCGCTGACCTGTCGAACATCGTTGCTGATGCTATAGGTCGGGGTGTGAGCCCGCGAGAAACGGCAGGCCTGATTAGCAAGCGTCTGGATGTTTCGATGAGCCGAGCCAAAACAATAGCGCAGACTGAACAGGTCGGCGCTTTACGGCAGGCTCAGTGGTCAGAAGCAGAATGGTCGGAAGAAAGGCTAGGGCTTAATACTGCACTGTTATGGATATCAGCGCTGAAGTCGACGACGAGGCCATGGCACGCTGCGCGCCACGGGAAGACCTTCACAACGGAAGAAGTGGAGGCTTTCTATGCTCAGAATGGAAACCGGTACAACTGCTATTGCAGCCAGATCCCCGTGTTACTTAATGATGACGGAGCCCTATTTAACGAAGGTCTGGCCGAAAAGTTATCTAAAGAACGCCAAAAATGGAGTGGGATACCATGAGCCCTATGAACAGGGGAAAGCTTTCATTAAATAACCAAGCACCAATCTAGCTCCAGGGTCTGCCCGATCCTGAGGATTATTCTTCAGCCCCTGACCAACAATATCTGATATTTGACCTCTTGTTACGGTTCCCTTAGGGCATATAGAAGTGTCTCTCATTGTGTCCCATACGCCAGCGACATAACCCAAATATTCATTAGCTAATTCATAATCGGCGCTTGAGGCGGATCCGTTATCGGTACGGGTATACGCCTGATATTTCGTATAGAGATCATTCCCCGTCAAAAAACCGGCATTACATACGCTGCTAACGGAGAGCAGAGCAGCAAATATCACTTTTTTCATTTTTATATCCCAGAAAGGTAAAACATGAGACTCAACAGTATTCATGTAAAAAGCCTCGCCATCAACTCTTCAAACATCTCAACTGAAACCATCGACGGTGACGAACATATCGTCATTCGTGGCGTCGTGCCTGTCGTGGATGACGTTGTCATGAATGGCGGGTTGTATCCGGCTGAGGAGATTAACAAGAGCTTTAAAACGCTAGAAGGCAACCCGATGCCTTTTGGGCATCCGAAAATTGGCAACGAGCACGTCAGCGCCACCAACCCGCGAGCGGTTAACCAGTTTCATGTCGGCGCATGGGCTGAGAACGTCCGCAAAGACGGTGATCGCGTCGTTATGGACATGAAGGTCAACAAGCGCATCGCGCAGTCCAGCGAGAAGGGCAAGCGCCTTATCGAGCGGCTGGAGGACTTGCAGGCCAACTCAAATGCCGAGCCGATTCACGTATCTACCGGGCTTCTGCTGAGTCGCGAGCAGAACAGCGGCAAGTCGAAGGGTAAGAGCTACTCATGGGTCGCCCGCAATATGCGGTTCGATCATGTGGCAATTCTTCTCGATGAGCCGGGAGCTGCAACCCCTGAAGAAGGCGTTGGCATCTTTGTTAACGCTGACAACTCGCAGCAGGAAGTAGAAGTCACCACCGTAAACCTCGAAGAGGCTGAGAAAGAAAGCCTTGAAGAGACCATCACCACGAAAGTCATTAACAGTTTGAAGGCGCTTTTCAGTGCCAATTCTCACGTCAAAGAGGAAGCAGACCCGATGAAAGATCTCATCACGAACGCGCTGAAAGCGGCAGGCAAAGAGGTCGAAGGTAAGACCGATGCCGAGCTGATGGATGCATACAACCAGATGATGGCTGAAAAGACCGCCTCCAAAGCAGAAACGCCGGAAGAAAAGGCCGCTCGCGAGAAGAAAGAGGCTGAAGAAAAGGCAGCCAAAGACAAAGCCACCAACAGCGAAGAAGCCCCGGCATGGTTTAAGCCGTTTGCCGACAAGCTGAACTCTCTCGAATCCGGACTGACCGCTAACGCCGACCAGGAAAAAGCGACTAAGCGCGAAGCGGTGAAAGCCAAGTTCAAGCTTGACGACATGGCAGTTAACGCCCTAGACGGCGCGGCTCTGGATGGCCTGTACGCACAGTGCGCTACCACTCGCAGCCTGTCCGGCGCATTCAACCATTCCACCGATAAACCCTTCTCTGAGATGCCGGAGTAATAAAAATGGCTAAAGACGGTAAACACGTAATTCACGCGGGCGGCGTATTCCCGAATCCGCTTCTGAACCGCGAAGGCGGGGCAGCCGCAGCGACTCAGCCGGGCACCATCGGCGTATTCACAAACGGCAAATTCACCGCATCCACTAACGGCGGAGAAAGCGCTGTGCTGTATGTGGCGAACTATGACTACCTGCGCTGCATGGGCGTCGATGACGTCATTCCTGCTAACGAGCTGGTCGTCGGCATTCAGTTACTGCCTGGCATGTTCCTGAACGTTCGCGCTGCTGCCGGCACCTATAACAAAGGCCAGGCACTGGCTATCTCTAACGGTCGCGTCACTGCCGGCGGCACTGCATCCGCAGTCCTGTTCGTGGAAGAAGACAAAGCGACAACTGTTGCTGCAGGTGACCTGCTGCGCGTAGTGGTCAAGTAAGGAGACCGATTAATGTTTGTATATTCCACATCACTTGGCGAGAAGACTGGCAACCTGGAAGCAAACCAGGCTCAGTTCCGCGCGCTGCAAGCTGAACGTAACGCTACCGCACAGGCGGTTGCTGATTTCCTGTCTCGCACCCAATGGCGTGGCGCTGCTGAAGATACTCCGACGCTGAACGCCGTTAACGCGGTTGATGATATCCGTCGCCTGTACCGTGCGTACGATACCACCGTGACACAGCAGTTCGAACCCAACACGCAGTTCACTCTGCTGAACGACCTGATGCCGCTTTCCCGCTCTGTACGTATCGAGCAATCCCGTTACGACTACGCCCGCACCGGCGGTCGTGGTTGGGCACACACATCAATGTCCGGCCAGATTGGCGCAGCGCTTGACGCTCGCGTCTACACCTTCGACGGCACGATGGTTCCGATCCACGATTCCGGCTTCAAGTTCAACTGGCGTGACCCAATCTTCAACAGCCCGTCGGCCCTTCAGTCTCAGGCTGACGCTCAGCGTGGCTCCGTGGAAGATGTTCAGCGTCAGTACGTTGACTATATGTGGGACGGCTACCGCGACGCGGCTGGTAACTACGCAGTATTCGACGGCCTGACCTGGAAGGGCTTCCGCGCCGATGAGCGTGTCGCTCAGGTGACGCTGAACGTAAACATGGCGACAAGCACCGATCCGAAAGCCATGCGCGCCGAATCAATCCGTCTGCGCGATGTGTTGAAGCTTGGCAACTACCAGTACGGCCAGCAGAACTGGTATGTGTCATCTGAAATCATCTCCAACTGGGAGCAGTATTACAGCGACAATTTCCAGTCCCGCACCGTGCTGCAGGAGCTCCTGACCCTGACCGGCATCGCAGCTATCAAAGAAGACGCGAAACTGCAGGGTAACGAAATCCTGATTGTTCCGCTGCAGGCTGGCGTAGTTGCTCCGATTGTAGGTCAGGCCATCGGCACCGTTGCCGACCCGCGTCCGTTCTACAACAGCAACTACATCTGGCGCACCTGGGGCGCAATGGGCCTGATGGTCAAAACCGACATCAACGGTCACTACTCCGTGGTTCACGCCACCGGCGAAGCGACCAGCTAAGGAAGCGATATGGCACTGGTAAAAGTAATTTCATCAAACCTTTTTGCCGGTGCCAATTTCCAGAAGCTGGAGATTGGCTCTGAGGTAGAGGTTGCCGATTCAATCGCCGAGCGATGGGTTAATGCCGGTCTGGCTGAGTACCTGGAAGAGCGCCAGCTGGAAGTCGCTACGCCCAAGCGCGGACGGAAACCCAAAGATAAGGAGTGACCATGGCTATCACGCCAATCACAGCAGCGCAGGTTAAACAGCAGCTGTCATCCCTCGGTTACTCCATCCCTGATTTCATCATCGACGCATATCTCTGCAAGCTCAGCAGCATTGAGCAGTGCCTGGAGGCGTCTGGCTACGACGAATGTGACGTCGTGCTGATTCAGGTCTATGCCGTCTCTCTCATGGCCTTAACGGCATACAGTCAGCGCATTAAATCGCAGTCAGCGCCTTCAGGGGCGTCGCGGTCATTCGACTATACCGGCGATGTGCTTTCGATGCGTGACGCGCTCCTGTCACTGGACAAGAGCGGATGCACGGCATCGCTGCCGATTGATGTGGGTAGCCGCGTCGGCTTCTTTGATGTCGTAGGAGGCTGCTAATGGGTGAGAAAGAGCAGAAGCCTAAAAATCCCGACGAGGAGCCGTGGGAGTATGAGGATTACCACCTATGAGCTCAGTAGCTAACTGGTCATACACAGCAACAGCGACAATCTGGCGAAAGCTGGATGGTCAGGACGACTATGGAGACCCGCTGGGATATGCAGCGCCTGAGCAAATTCTCTGTGATTACGAAGGTGGACTGAGTAAACGAATTGGTAGCCTCGGCTCAGAAATCGTAGTCAAGAACACAATCTGGACTGAGTTTACGCTTGCTGATGCCGGTGATTACATCCTGATTGGTGAGTCTACCGAGGCCGACCCGATTCTGGCGGGTGCTGATGAAGTGCGGCAGGTTATCCGTTACGCCGATACGTTCGAGCGCTTGAAGGATGATTATGCGATACTAACTGGCGTGTGATTTCAACGGAGATGTTCTGATGTGGATCAGCCTGGCTGTTATAATACTCGGTGTTGCAACTATCACCATTTCCACCAGAAGCATATACGAGATGTGGCGATGGCTACGAGAACACCCCAAAAATTAAGGTCGCTCTTGCGGCCTTTTTTATTGCTTGGAGAAAACCATGGCCGGTAAAGTTCGCGGCATTGCCCAGGCGAAAGCAAATATGGATGCGCTGATTAATGATGTGCAGGGGCGCAAGGTCGTCAGGGCCGTGCAGTCAGCGCTGCTAATCGGTGGCGCGCAGGCAGCGCTATACACACCAATCGACACATCAACGCTTCTCAACAGCCAGTTTCGTGAGATTGACGCCAACGGCACAAAGGTAACTGGCAGGGTGGGCTACTCGGCCAACTATGCGGTTTATGTTCACGATCCGAATGTTCCGCAAACCTTCCGCCGCGCCACAGCCCGCAAAGAGTTCCTTACCAAAGGCTTTGAGGACACCCGCGAGCAAATCGACCGGGTTATGAAGCAGGAGCTGTCGCTATGAATCCGCCAATGCATACGCGCGTGCGTAACTACTTCATCAATGCTGGCCTGACGGATGGCTTTAAGGTTCGGCTGCTGATGTGGACTGACTCAGGCACTGAATCTGACCGGTTCATGGTGTTTCGTCCAAATGGCGGCAGCAATATTCGCAATGGCCTCGGCAACGAGCAGTACATCCTGGTCGACGTTATCGGCGCAAAAGGTGGCAATGCTTTTGTCGATGAGCGCGTGCAGCAGATTGTTGATTACGTCCAGCAAAATCCCATGACCGATGATTGCGTCGGTTATCTCCAGAATATGGGCGCTATGCCCGCACCAGTTCTTACAACCGAGGGACGCCTTGTCTATCGGCTTCAATTCGTCGCCACCTACGGCGAGTAATTAAACGTCAAAGAGGAAGTAACATGGCTAATTGCCCAACCAGCAACGAACGTTTGTTCGGTGGCGCTATTGTGCTTGAAGTTGCCGACGGCTGCCCGGATACGGAGCCACTTGAATCGGAATGGAAAGCGCTGGCCGCCGGTACGTCGAAAGGCTTCGACTTCAGCCCGAACACCGTGACCAGTGATGCTGACGATGGCGGCGGTTTTGTCGAGAGCATCACCACAAACTCGGACTTCACCATCAGCTTTGAAGGTGAGGTGCGTAAAAACGACAAGCTTGACCAGTACGGCATCGGTCGTTTCATCAAGTACTTCGCTACTGAGCTTAAGGCCAAGCGTCAGCCTGGTATCTGGGTTCGCATGGAATACGGTCCGGTGACCTTTCAGGGTTACATGGTTATCACTGCCCTCAGCTCTGACGGCGGCACTAACGACATCGTGACCTTCTCCACTGAGTTCAAAGTGGGTGACTCCAGCACCGTGCAGGTTACTGATACATCCGAACCTTCCAGCTAAAACACAGCGGGGCGCAAGCCCCCTTTCTGAGACAGAGATATGCAGGTTCTGATAAACGGAATTCCCTACGAGCCAGCGTCGGTGCGCTCATCAGGCATCGGTATTGCCATCACCACTCATAACCGCCCCGACGTACTGGCGCGCGCACTTGAGCAGCACCAGAAGCATCTACCACCCGGCGCGGTGGTTGTGATTGTCGATGATGGCTCGGTGCCTGCTGCCATAGCACCAGAATTTGCACGGCTCATCCGGCATGAGCAGTCACAGGGTATCGTGGCATCTAAAAACGCCAGCATTGAAGCCCTGATGGATGCAGGTTGCGAGCATCTGTTCCTGTGGGACGATGATGCATGGCCGATTGCTGATGGCTGGCATATTCCGTATATCGAATCTCCTGAGCCTCATCTGGCATATCAGTTTCTCGACCTGGCTGGCCCACGCAAGCTGAATGACCTTTCAGTCCTGTACCGCGATGAAAAACACATCGCCTGCACCGGGCAGCGCGGAGTGATGCTCTACTACCACCGCAGCGCCATTGAAAAGGTCGGCGGGTTCGATCCGGTTTACGGCCGTGGTATGTACGAGCATTCAGACCTCGCACTGCGAATTCATAACGCCGGGCTTACCACATGGGCATATGCCGACGTTATTGGCTCAGAGATGCTCATTTACTCGCTGGATGAGCATGAGTCGGTAGAGCGCTCAGTACCCAAGCCTGAGCGAGAGCGTCAGGTCAGCAACAACGTAAAAATTCACAACGAGCGCCGAGACACGGGCTACACAGGATGGGCACCGTACCGCAGACAGCGCAATGCCGTCATCACAACCTTCCTGACCAGTCATCCTGACCCGCAGCGAGGAACCAGGATGAAGCCAGAGCAGTCGCTTATCGCCAGATGGTCAGAATCGATTAAAGGTGCCGATGCGGTCATTCTCGCTGACGAGTTTGAATACTCACAGCCAGGCCAGACGACGGTTCGCGTTGCTGTTGTCGATATGAACGTTTACTTCCGGCGCTGGCTACACATCTGGCAGCACCTGCGAGACCATCCTGAATATCAGTTCGTCTGGTGCACCGACGGGACAGATGTCGAAATGCTTCGCTCACCATGGGAAGAAATGCAGCCCGGCATGATATATGTCGGCTCTGAGCCAAAGACATATTCCGATGAGTGGGCCATCAAAAATCATCCTGAGCGTGTGTATCAGTCATTCCTGAAGCAGTACGCGAGCGACACCATGCTGAACGCCGGACTGCTTGGCGGGTTACGTGAAAATGTCATGGAGTTTGCTCACCGCATCGTGCGGCTTTATTACCGCATCGAGTCAGAGCGTTTCTGGAAGAAAGAGGGAGCCGCCAGGGCGGTGGGTGACATGATCGCATTCGGCATCGTGGCGAAGTCGTTCGGTGACCGAGTGATTACCGGCCCGAAAGTGCATACGGTGTTTAAGACCAACGGCATCGGCAAGGAAACAGCATGGTGGCAGCACAAGTAACATTCGCGGTGGTAGGTCATCACCGACGCGCTGAACAGGCTCACAGGCTTGCTGAGAGCCTCAATGCGAAACTTTTTATCGATGACGCCGACCACGGTGCAAACTGGAATCACCTTAGAGCCGTTAAGTGGGCTGCCAGCCAGTCAGCGCGAGTGGTCGTGCTGGAAGATGATGCCCAGCCGGTAGATGGCTTTGCAGGTCTTGCGACTGAATGGTGCGCCAGATTCCCTGATGATCTGATCAGCTTCTACCTTGGCACTGGTCGCCCGCCGCAGTATCAGCAACAGATTGCTGAACGTCTTATCGCAGCTGACAGGTGCCGTGCGGATTACATCACCCTGAACCGACTGATTCACGGCGTCTGCTATGCGCTGCCAACCAGCGGAATTAACCGCATCCTGATGAACTGGAGCCAGCGTAAACCGGCGGACTATGCGCTCGGAGACGCATGGGGAAGGGATGTTATTTACCCTTGTTACTCCCTCGTCGACCATGCCGACCAGATGCCAGTGGAAAAGGCTTTTGATGGCCTGCCGAGAACCGAGAGAAGAAAAGCGTGGAGGCTTTACCGGTGAACACCCCGCTTAAAGAGATTGGCGAGTGCCTCATTAGCGTTGACGGTGAGGATTATTTCTTCCGGCCTTCATTTGTGAACATGTCACGCATTGGTGAGCCAGAGGAGATCGTTCAGGTGTTTTACGACCTGCACAACGATGAAGTGACCATCCTGGTTAATCGAGCCGTTGAGGCTTACGGATACGTTCCGCAATGGCTGATAAGCCACATCAAAAGCACCAGTTACGGCCGCAAAGCATTTCTCGCTTCAGTGGTTGTTCTGAATGCCTGTTGTGACAAAGACGCTGGCCCGTTGACCGGCGTATTCCATCCCTCAAAAGGTAGCGGGCGCACATTCAAGATTCGCAAAGGCGCGCTACCTGAATCTGACATGCTGCTGATTGCGCAGTCACTGATAACCCATGGTGTTATCGGCAAGGCTAAGGTGCGCAGACTCCAGCGTCATGAAAGCGGAGAGACCAGCACAGAGTTTCGCGCCGTCGATTACATCGTGGCCGCGCAGGCGCATTTCGGCATGACCGAGCAGGAAGCCGGAAATCTGACGATGACCAAGTTTCAGATGCTACTGGCAACCAAATACCCTGAGCAGAAAGGCTTTACTCGTGAAGAGTACGATCAAGTGGCCGAAGAATACTTAGCCAAGAAAGCTAAGCGCCTGGAGAATTCAAAGTTGAATGCGCAAACTTCCGCAAGTTTACATGTGACTAATTGATATACAGCCGGGGTTTGATAGGATGCTGGTACATGCAACGGAGGGTTTATGAAATTAAAAATTGGCGCAGCAATTCTTATGCTTTTAACCGGAGGGGCGGCTGCTGAATCTAATGCCCTGACTCAGATAAAGCGATCGCCGGAAGTGATCTGCGCTGATAATTCCAATCCAGGCCAGTGTCAGGAGACGGTTAAAGCCCTTATCTATGCAATTAACAACATTGCGTCGCTTAATGCCACCTGCGAAAGCAACAAAGAACTTCGCCAGCATATGAATCAGCAGCTTAAATACCAATGCGACTCGGCGAAAGAAATATCAGAATATGCAAAACATCTTCAGTAAACCTTAATAAAAAATAAAAACCCGCTCCGGCGGGTTTTTTGTTGCCCGGAGATTAGCGATGGCAGGTGAGCAAAATGCTGGCAGCATTGTCTATGAGATAAGCGCTGAGGTCGCCCCGTTGTTACAGGGGGGCAGACAAGCCAGTAGAACTCTTACAGATCTTGAATCTAGCGTTAACGAGAACATTAATAGCTTTAAAAAGCTCGATACACAGCTCTCAAGCACGGCCAAAGCTGTTAACGAGGCATCTAATTCTTCTGGGAAATTCAGGAGCACATTCCAGCAGGCGGGCTACCAAATTCAGGACTTTATAGTTCAGGTTCAGGGTGGGCAGTCAGCGCTTGTGGCCTTTAGCCAGCAGGGTTCTCAACTTGCCGGGGCTTTCGGTCCTGGCGGCGCGGTAGTAGGTGCATTTATTGCGCTGGCATCAGTATTAACTGGCGTTCTCATGACGGCTATGGGTAGCGCTGGTAATGAGATGGAAAAGCTTGAAAAGGCAGCCACAGACCTTAACAAAATAGTTGTAATAAATAGCCAGGGGGTAGCCGCCCTTTCTAATGATTACGCAAGGTTGGCAGTAACTAACGCCGCTCTTGCTACGCAACTTCGAGATGCTGCGATTGCAAAATACGCTGCTGAAGTAGAAAAGGCTCGATCAGCAATAAGTAACATCGTCGACCAGCAATCATCCTGGTTACGCAGCATCAACGGCGGTGCCGCAAGCGTAAAGGCTGCCGGTAACGCGCTTGAGGCGTTGAGTATAACGACTGACAGCTATTCTCAGGCAATGAGCCAAGCCGTCTCAGCAGGACCTGCTTTCAATCAAACAACACTTACCATCTCCAATACTGTCGAGATGCTTGCAGACAAGTTCTCAATATCGAGACAGTCTGCATTTGAGCTTATCAAAATGCTCAATGACCTGGCGGCAAACCCTTCGCCAGAAAACGTGACTCGCTTGTCACAGGCTGTATCTCAAATGAGCGCCACCACGTCAGAAGGAAAGCTTGCTCTTTCGGAGTTCAGGGAGCAACTAACGCTGGCCGGCGCGTCCGCCGCCAATGCAGAGCAAGCAGTTAAAGACCTTGAAAACCAACTTTCTTCTTTACGCACTGAAGCTCAACAGGCCAACTTTGACAATATTAGTAAGCAACTTGAAGCCCAGCGCATTGCGCTAACCAAAGGGCGTCAGGCTGCCGTTGAGTACGGCATCTCTCAACAAGACCTCACGCAGGAGCAGAAAGATCAGCTAATCCAGCAAAGCCGAGTGGTTAATGGCCTTGAAGAGGAGAAAAAGGCGAGGGAGGAAGCGGAGCGAGCCGCACAAAGACAGGCAGCAGCAGGTGAGTCTGTCGCTCAGAAGCTCGAAAATCTCCGTCAGAAAGCAATGCTTGCTGGCAATTCCACTCAGGAGCTAAGCAGAGAGCAATCCATTCTTAACGCTCAGCAATCACTTGGTAAAGCGGCAACGCAAGCCCAGATAGATTTAGCTGGCGAGTATGCAGCTCAGGCATATGACACTGCGGCAGCACTGAAAGCTCAGCAGAAAGCCGAGAAAGACCGGCAGGATACAGAGAAGGCCTATCAGAATGTTAGGAGTCAGTCATCACCACTTATTGCCGCCGATAACACCTTTCAACAGCAAATGGCATCTCTCAATGCTTATGCTCAGCTTTATCCTCAGAAGATAGCAGAGGTAGAGCAAACCCGAGCCAGTATTGAGGAACAATACCGCCAGCAGCGCCTTGCCGCAATGTGGGATGAATTTGCACAGCAGAACGCTGCCACAATGGCGGCCGCTGCCGCATTCGACTCACTGGCTGGCAACGCCTCTAACGCTTTGACCGGCATCATAACGGGCAGTATGACCGCTTCCGATGCCCTTCGCTCTATCGGCAACACCGTCCTGAACAGCCTCATCAATAGCTTCGTCCAAATGGGAGTTGAGTGGGTTAAGTCAGCAATCATGGGCCAGGCTGCACAGACAGCGGCCATCGGCACGGTAACAGCGGTTCAGACTGCAGCTGTTGCTACTCAAACGGCCACCAGCACCGCAGCCGCTGCCACCACGGCGGCGGCCTGGACGCCTGCGGCAATCCTGTCTTCTATCGCTTCTATGGGCACCGCTGCGGCGATTGGGCTCGGCGCGGTAGCGGGCGTAATTGGTGCGAATCTGCTTGGCAAGCGCAAAAACGGCGGCCCGGTTACGGCTGGCGGGATGTACCAGGTAGGCGAGGGAGGGATGCCTGAAATCTACCGGGCCAGCACAGGTAAGCAGTACATGATACCGGGCGACAATGGCCGGGTGATCAGCAACAAAGAAATGACAGCGGGCGCAGGTGGCGGGGTGGTAATCAACATCCAGAACTACACATCGTCCTCTGTAGATGCCCAGGCCGGAACTGATGGAAATGGCGGTGTGACAGTGGATGTAATAGTCGCCGATCTAAACAATGGCGGTCCAATCAGCAACGCCATAACCAGCAATATGAACGTCAAACGCACGCCAAGAGGACAAGGCTGATGGCTATTATCGACTATCCCGAATGGCTGCCGTTGGCACAGAAAGCCAGTAAAAATATGACGTTTGATACCGGTTTTCAGACTGATCAGCCAGCGGTCGGCCCGGCTATTTTCCAGAACCTTACTGACGACCTCAAAACCACATGGTCACTGACGTGGATTTTCACACTTGATGAAGAGCGCGCTTTCCAGCAGTGGTTGCGCAGCCCGAACTACCTTAACCGTGGTGTTAACTGGTTTCGGATGCCAATCAATATTGGCGGCAGCGGACTGCAGGTTCAGGAGCTTCATTTCACCCAGATGCCGGTGCAAACCAGTATCGACGGCGGCGTGGTTACATGGACCGGAACCGTTATCGCGAACCACCTCTATAACCCTGACGACGAGTTTGACGACATCATTGTTGAACTGCCGCCACCGTGGAATAGCTGGCTGGATATTGTTGTGACTGGTTATCCGGATAATCGTGATCCGGAATCTCTGCCGAGGGTGCCGTAATGCCTACCTTCAGAGCTTATAAGCAGCAGCGACCGACGCGCGGACTGTTCGATACCATCACTTTCTATCACCCGTCATTCGGATACGTCCGCCTGGTAGACAAGCAGTTCTTCGATAAAACACTTGGCGGCCAGGTGTACAAGCCCGCGCGTTTCGAAATTGAAGAGAGCCAGCAGAGCGGAACGCCGGTGATAGACGCGACGGTTAAGCTTGGCCGCCTTTCATCTGACATCAAAGCGCTGATGAAAAAGTGGAAGGGGGCATCCCGATTGACGGCAATTACAGCGACGCGGCAGATATTTGATAGTGGAGACGTGTCCGCACCGATTAAATCCTGGCAACTGTACGTCAAGACTGTAGACATCGATGCAGATGCTGCATCAGTAACCCTCTCAGTAACCAACCCGCTAAACAACAACATAGGCCGCCTTTATGATCCACAGGAATACACAGGTCTTCAGTACCTCTGATTTCGTCAGTCGCGTCATGGGCGTGCCGTGGGCGAACCGTGCCTGCTCGTTCGAGAAAGTAGACTGCTGGGGTTTGGTTGTTCTCTATTACCGCCACGTGCTCGGTATTGAGCTACACCAGACACCGGACTACGAAGCCGGGGAGGACTTCTTCACCTGCTATCAGGGTGAAGTAGTTTTCTGGCGCAAGGTCGATAATCCGGTAGAGGGCGGGATATTCGTGGGGTACCGCGGCGCGCAACCGGCGCATGTAGGTCTGGTGCTTAACCGACAAGCCCTGCACTCGCGCGGCGAGAACGGAAGCGTGCGTGCAGACTCTTTGCTGGTCATTCAGCGTGCATTCACTAAGGTGGAGTTTTTCGAATATGGCGTTGATTGAGTTAAGTCGTTTCCCGGGAACGCCAAAAGAACGCTACAGGGTGCCAAATGGCACCCTTTTTTATGACTGGCTGGCGGCCAATGACGCAACCTTTCACCGCGATCTGCTTATCTTACGCAATGGCGTTAAGCTCAGCGACGACGATGAGCTGGCTTTTGAGCTGAGCGAACTAGACCACATCCAGATTCACGACCAGCCAAAAGGGATTGTAGAAGATGTTCTGAGCCCGATATTTAAAGTGGTTGGGCAGGTTTTTTCCTTTCTTGCGCCAAAGCCAGCTATCGCAAACACTGGCGGGAATACAGTAGATTCTCCAAATAATAGCCTTACTGGACAGACTAACACCGCGCGCGTCTATAAAGCCAAGCCGGATATTTATGGTCAGGTGAGGTCATTTCCTGACCTTATTCAGGAATCTGTTTTCGAATATGTGCGTCAGAATGATAAAGATGGCGGACTGAAGTACGTGACAGAATGGATGTGCGTCGGAATCGGTAAGTACGATTATGAGTCTGTGCGCTACTCTGAATCGAGTCTGGGCTCGCTGGCCGGTGCCGAGTTTCAATTCTATCAGCCTGGAGAGGTCATTCCGCAGATTGTTGAAGGGTATGGCTTTGATGACGTAGATGGACAGGAGGTTCCCGGGCAGAACGAAGCGGGAGATTTCCCGATAGAAACGGCGACGGCAAATACCGTCGTCAGCGGGACATATTCCGGCGGCCAGATAGCCATGAAAATCGTGAAGCAATCCGACTTCGATTATTTCATGGGGTTAGTGCTGCCGCATGCCGTAACATTCACCATTAACGTTACGTACAGCACGGCTTCTGGCAATGTTACTACTGATGCTACTTTCTCTGGCACCCTTATCTCCGCTATTGAGACAAACGATGGGGCGGTTACTAATCCTGTTCGCTGGTACACTTTCACGATGAGCGATCTGCAGGGCCCTCAGGACATCCCGGCAAATGCCACCATCAACACTACGAAATTCATTCTCAACGACAACGAAGCGCTTGTTGTGGGGCCATTCTTCTCGCCAGTTGAATCTTCTCAGCTCTGGCTACACACGCAGTCGAGCCTGGGCGGTAAGAAGCAGACAAACTGGAAAGTTGTTATCTGGAAAATCGACGACGATTACAACCAGATCCCCGGCACTACGCAGACATTTACTTATTACCAGGGAACGCCGCACGACCATACGAGCGAAGTGTTTTATCGCACAGATAAGATAACCCCGTCAGGTGGCTTTGGTAAGTATGCGATCAGCTTCCAGCGCACTGATAACTCCAGCGATGCCTCGGTGCTGAAAGTTGAAGAGATTCACGCGATCAACATCAGGACCAACGTCGTTCATCCGACTGACACGCTGGTACGTGTAAAAGTTCGGGCGACAGAAAACGCGCTGGGAAGTCGCGAACGCAAATATAACGCTCTCGTAACGCGCCATACCATCACTTACAACCTAAACACGCAGACTGTAGATTACACGCTGCGTCCATCGCGATCATTCGCTGATGCTGTGGCGCATACCTGGCTCATCATGGGCGAGCAGTCGGTCAGCAGCATTGACCTTTACGGGCTGTACTCTATTGCTGAAAGCCTGCCAGATGAGCGCCTGGGCTACTTCGACTACACCTTTGACGATGAAAACGACTCGCTCGGTGACCGCGTGCAAGCAATCTGTAATGCGGCATCGGTGGTTGCTTATTGGGATGACGGTGTGCTGACGTTCACCCGCGACCAGAAAGTGGATTACCCGGCGGCAGTATTCAACCGGGCCAACATGAAGACGGACGAGTACAAAATGACGTACGAAGCCACGCTACCGGGCGGCTATGACGGTGTGCAGGTGTCCTACGTTCACCCGACAACGAACAACAAGACTTACATCAACTACCGCGTGCTGAACGGCGCTATCGTTGAGCAGGAGGCGGAGAACCCGAACAAGCTGGAGATAGTCGGTTTTCGTAACGAGTACCAGGCGCGTGAGAGAGCGATGAGGGAGGTTAAACGCCTGATTTATTCCCGCGTGAAGATGAATGCCAAGGTGTTTGAAGATGGCATTATCCAGGTGGGTAGTGTCATTCAGATGCCGGACATCTACGACAGTAATCAGCAGCAGGGTTATATCACCGGGCGCGCCGGGAACAACTTCGATACCAGCGAGCCAATTACATTTACCGGCTCGATGTATGTGCTTGTCACAGACAGCATGGGAAATCCGACGTTACGCTACCCAGCTTCGCCTCGAACGGACACCAAATACGGATTCACCGCGGCAATACCTAGCATTCAGCTCAACATCTGGAACGGAGACACGGTACAGCTACCGTCGCGCTACCTTATTGCGACAGTAGAAGAGCTGGACAGCCAGCTATGGACGGTAAACAGCATCAAGCCAAATACCGATAACACCGTCTCACTGACAGTCTCAGAATACAGCGACTCTATCTACTCATAAGACCCATTCAACCATCACAACCCGGCCACCGCGCCGGGTTTTTTTATGGAAAAAATATGGCTACGCAACCTACTAATAATCCAGTACCGAGTGAATCTCCGCGCGACCTGAAGTTCAACGCCGGTAAAATCGACGAGTTTGTTACTTCGTTTGTCACTACATATGTTGACCGTTTCGGTAATGAACATTACACAATAGAGGGCTTGAACCAACTTGCACGCCAGGCTATTGCTGCATTTGGCTGGATACCGGTTGGAACTTTCCAGGCAGGGGCAACAATCTCATTGCCAAATCAGATTCTGAAAGACACAACAGACGGTGAATACTACCGCTGGGATGGGCTTCTGCCGAAGGTTGTTCCTGCCGGATCTACGCCTGCATCTACAGGCGGAACTGGTGTTGGGGCATGGATTAGCGTTGGAGACTCTACGCTTAGGTCAATGTTGGCGTCATCAACGGGGGCAGGGCTCATTGGAACCAATCATCGTGGAACCCTTGCTGCAGACTTGAACGCCATTGACCGACGTCCTGATGGGTATGCTACTGGCGTGGCCGGGGTTTTCTCTAACGGGCGCGATGTTGAGATAGATAAAGATATATCAACGAACTCCAATACATATGTCCCTGAGATGCAGTCCCGCATGGTTTATCGTCTTACAAATAACCAGTTCGTGGAAGGGCGCGGCGGCAAGGTCACGGACACTTCTGGTAAATCTGCGGTGTATGGGATGCTTGGTACTGACACAGCTCCTACAACCAATGTAACCATCAATGATATTCAGGCTGGCGGCACTTCTTCTCCGACAGATAACACTAATGAGGCCATTTCCTCGTTCGCGTTATTAACACGTTACACCAAAAACCTGATTGTGCGTGGGGTTCGCTCCTTCGCTGGTCTGGCAGGTGGCGTATATGTCAGCCAGGCAAGGAACGCGATTGTTAATGACGTTATTACCGAAAAACAGGTCTACCATACTGGTGATGATGTCGGCGGCGGTCGTGCTGGTTATTCAGTTCTTACGGACAACGCCAAAGAAACCATCATCAATAACGTGATGCAGACGGTAGAGGCTGCACCGAACGGCCGACACCTGCTGTATATGTCCACTGGCTCCGGCGGCGATACTAACGGCAACGTAAACGTTATTGCCAACAATATGATAGGTCGCTGGATTGGGCGTGATGACCGCAACCAGTGGATGCTCGCAATCCGCGCTTCTCAACGTTTCATCCTGAATAACGCGATTCAGGAGGGCGGCAACGGTGGCATGATTTTCAATGACGAAAACAACAACATTACTGATTACATCGCCTCTAACATGGTTTTCCAGACCATTAAATACGCTGCTGGAGTTCCTGTTTATGCTGTCGGTCAAGGGCAGTCACCGACATACAAATCCAACAGGTGGCTTATTACTAACCAGAACATCTATGCTGTTCCTAAAGACTCAACTGTAGGGCGAACAGACATTATTGCGTTTAATATCTCCGGTAATAACGGGATGTTGAGCAATGCAGTGATCACATGTCCGGGTGAGTCAACGCCTATCCTTGTTGGGCATGATACACAAAGCGTCCAGAACATCACTATAGCTAACATTCACGATAATATTGGTGGTGGTAGTAGTGGCACTCCTGCTCCATTGATAGCATTCACTGGCAGTGCAGTATCCAATGTTACTGTTCGTGGAATAACAACATCACGCTCTCCTGTATTTCAAAGACTTGGCGTGGTAACAGATCTGACGGTTGATTTTACTCGCAAGGCAAGAATTTCATTTAATGCTGGGGCTGTTACTAAAGCTGACGTGGAAGGAATCACAGCAACAGTAACACCTTCTGCAACAGGTTTTACTATTGCGTTCCCTAGCCACATTACCCAAAAAGCTGTAGATAACCTTGTTATTCGAATGCTTGGTGCCGGTCAAGTCAACATCGCTTCTATTGGAGCGAAAACAGTAACTTTTAACACTTATACCAACGGTGGTGCTGTGTTAAGTATGCTGACGGGAAGCTACACCTTTGATCTGACTCTCTTTAGTTAGAATAAGTCATAATAATATGAGCAATCTAAAATATACGGGCGTAACCGCCCGTGTATTTACTTAAATTTAAAAACAATGGCATCCTTGTAATAAAAAGTGTCAAACAGTGCGTCTGAATAAATTGTTTGTTTGTCATCTTTCCTCAAGAAAATCTCGTATTCCTCTGCAATCTTCGGTGCAGGGTATCCAGAAGAAATACCATACTGAGACATAAGGCTATATTTAAATCTATAGTTATTAAAGGCGGAAATAACCATATATCTAGCCATTCCAAATGATTTAGTTACCCGCAAAGCATATTTTGGTAATCTTGGTTTGCCAGTTATGTATATGTTTTTGTGATCTGCGTTATAATGTTTGAAGTATACGCTAGCTATTTGCGTTGCTAAAAATCTATCATTTCTCTCAACCGCGTTCATCGCTCCTGATATGATGTATGAAAAAATAAAAGAAATGATAATCATAGCTGACGAACAGGTAGCTGTTACAGTTGAAGACCATCCAGTAGAAATATAAACCAAAAACATCATAATAATTGATGAAGCCATCATGGTTCTTGGTGCTATAGCTGGTCTCTCAAACATAGACAGCGCCCCAAAAGAGCACAGAAACAAAATAATGATAAACAGAACGCAATATAATGCTTTGAGTGAAAATCCAAATTTTTTTACGCATGATGCAATTGATGCGGCAATTGCGACAAACCACAATGTTAAATAAAATCTTGGTGAATTATCAATCAAAAACCTAAAGTAATTTATAAAATTATTGTACACCCTTAAAGGAAATTCTTTATTTAATTGTAAAATTTTGGAATTGGATATTGCGTAGTCACTAAGGTGAGCTATTGGCATTACCAGCTTTGAATATACGACGTAGCTAACTAAAATCGTCAAAGCAAGATAAAAAGCCAACTTTATGTCAAAGCGATCCCTGCGTAAATAATCATTAAATATTATACAAACAGACATCGCTATATATGCATTTATGGATGCCTGGTACAAGCTCAATGATGCAGTTAACATGGCAAAAGAGGTAAGCAGCATTATCCTGCCCCTGGGGCTTGCAATAGCTGCTAAAACAGCAAGCAAGAAAGATGCAGCCATCAATGCAGAGTCATGCCTGAATTGAATGTTTCCCACCCAAAAAGGGTTGCAAACTGGCAGAGAGCATATAAGAAAAACCTTCAGCCTGCTTGTGATATCCATTTGCACACAAAAAGCGTAGGCTGATGCGACTAATAATACCGATGACATTATTAGCGTTAAAGGGAAAACATCCAACAGCGACCCATCACCAAAGACATTTTTACCATTAGGGAATAGCGACATGGCGCTCATCATAAAAGATGCAAGTGGCCTGCCATTTTCCTCCCATCCTGAGTTTCCAGTGTCAGACCTTAGCCAGTCATCAACAAAGTAGTTGTTGTTAATGGCGAATGGGAGTATGAATAATATAGATAACAAGAATGACCAACTTAAAGACCACCTGTTTCTATAAACCCTATTTATATCAATCACGGTTATCCCCTTTTCTTTTGATAATAAAGCGAGGCCTGTTTTTTACCTCAATGTAAATTCTTCCGATGTACTCACCAAGAACGCCAATCCCTATCAGCTGAATTCCTCCCAGGAAGAGAATCGAAACCAGAAGAGAAGGGTAACCCCTTACCGGGTTTCCAAATGCCAGCGTATCAACAATCATCCATGCGCCATACATAAACGCAAAGCCAGCAACCACCAGGCCAATGTATGTCCACATTCTAAGCGGGAAGGTGGAAAAGCTTGTAATGCCCTCAAGTGCCAGGTTCCACAGTTTCCAACCATTGAATTTTGTGTTGCCTGCAATACGTTCAGCGCGGGTGTATTCCACAATATCAGTGCGGCCGCCAACCCATGACAGAACGCCTTTCATGAACAGGTTTCGCTCTGGCAGGAGCTTGATGTTTTCCACGACTTCCCGAGACATGAGTCTGAAATCACCTACGTTCTCTTCGATCTTCGGGTTACTGATTTTGTTATGCAGCTTATAGAACATTTCAGCGCTTTTGCGCTTCAGGCGACCATCAGTGGAACGGTCTGTACGTTTAGCCAAGACGACATCTGCCCCGGCCTGCCAGCGTTCAATCAGTTGCGGGATAACTTCAATCGGGTCTTGCAGGTCAACGTCGATTGGAATCACTGCGTCACCTGTGGCGTGGTCCAGACCGGCGAAGAGGGCGGGCTCTTTCCCGAAGTTACGAGTAAAGGACAAAGGCACCACGAGCGGATCTGAAACGGCCAGCGCGTTGATAATCGACTCTGTAGCGTCTTTGCTGCCGTCATTGATAAATACGATTTCCACATCAAACGATTTGAGTGGTTCATATTCTCTGACGGTTTTATAAAAAATAGGGATTGTGTCTTCTTCATTGAAGACCGGAACCACGAGTGAAATCTTCATTTTGCTTCCCTGAAGACGATGTATTTCGAATAGATAAACCCGCACACAAGGCTTATAACTGAGAACGCGACCAGTGTCACAACTGGCGGGAGAGAGCATTTATCAGCGGCCCATCCAACAGCTGCGCTAAGCGAGCCCATGAAGCAAACGTAAAGCATGTAGCGCGTCGTGGTCGTAGAACTGTTGAACGTAAAACGCGCGTTTGCAAAGAAGCTAAAGCTTACCGCAACAACGAATCCGCTGAAGTTCGCCAGAGCCTGGCTTGTGCCTAGCGCATAGAAGCAGGCTGCGAACACCACCCAATGGATCAGCGTGTTGAGCACGCCCACAGAAGCGTACTTTGTAAAGAGCTTGAGCATATCTAAGTCCGTTAGATTTGAAGGGGAAGAGTCTAGCATCGGACGGGTCATCGATCGACGGGTAGTGGGGCATGGATGGGGCAAAAAGTTAGCGCAAAACAACTCAAAACCACGGAAGGTGTCGATTCGTCTTGCGCTAATACATTGCTTCTAGCCTAGTTTTCTACCACATCAACACGCTTCCACGCTGAACGGCTGCCTATTTTAAACAAACCGGATTGGGCAGAATAAACGCATATTCTTTTTTCGAAGACTATGAACCGTGCATCTGCTAATTAAAGAAATATAAAAAGCCGCTAACGAAGAGCGGCTTTTTTTTTTTATCCGGAAGGTAAGCGTTGCGGTTTTTCTCACCCGTCATAGCGGGAAGAACATCGCGTGGCAAGAGGGTTTGCTGTCGGCCCCGAGACGCAGGGCGGCTCAGATCCAGCCAAACCTGACGGATAAGGAAAGGAGTAGACCAGCAAAGGCGAACAGGTTAAGTAAAACCGCAGTTCTGCTTGAAATCTCCATACAATACTCCGGGCTTCTTGTTTACGACACAGGGAGTATAGCTACTGTTTATTCCGGTGCATCTGTAATTTTAAAAAATCAGACTTTTCGCTTAGTGCGGTCTGAGATATTTCTTAAGCAAGTCTGAATAATTGCATTTTCATTAATTAAAGCGTAATGACGGCTTATTCTAGTTCGCAGAATTGCGCGAGGAACTGATGCAGCGTAGCGTGCTCATCAGTAGTGAGGGATAAAAAACGAGCAACCTGTTCTTCAAGATGGCTGCAGGGTTGCGCGATGATGGTTATCAGATTTTCATTATCCGAAAGTCGGATAATCGATACGCCGCGCAGCGTACCGGACGCCGTGAACACGGCTTTAATGCAAATATCGTCACGAAAAATCAGTGGGTTCATAAGGCTGAGAAGGCTTAGCAAAATCATCTGACCACACAAATAGCACAT